GGCTTCGGGATCGATCGCAAGACCACCAAGCGCGTGGTCATGTGTCTTCCCTACGGACTGACCGAGTACAGCAGCCGCGAGTACATCCGCGATTGGTACCTCGACAAGGCACGCACCACGGGCAATCGACTGTTTGAGGCGGACCGAGTCTTTGAAGAGATCGGTCACCTGACGAAGCACATCTGGGACGCGATCCGCGAGATCGTGGTCTCGGCCGTCGGATGCATGGATTGGCTCAAGGCCTGTGCCCGCATCCATGTCGAGAACGGCCAGCCGATCCGCTGGACCAGCCCCGCCGGATTCATGGTCGAGCAGGGCTACAAGAAGATGAACCGTGTTGTCGTCAAGACATCGATCGGGTCCGTCCTGCGCCAGCATCGAGTGCTGGTCGATGGCGATCACCTCTCGATGAGCCGCAATGTCAACGCGATCAGTCCCAATGTGGTGCATTCGATCGACGCTGCCGTGCTGATGGGCTCAGTCGTCCGGGGCAGCACGCGGGACATCCAATCCTTCTCGTGCATCCACGATTCGTTCGGGACCGTTGCGGCGGACATGGGCAAGATGGCCTATGCAATTCGCGAAATCTCGACGGAAATCTTCTCCGATCCGATCCTGAGTACGCTACACTCCGAGATGGAGGCTTACCTCCCGAAGGGCGTATATCTCCCTTCGCCACCCGTGGCCGGAACGCTGGACATCAACCAGTTGCTGAAGGCCGAATACTTCTTCGCTTGAACTAGGAGACATCATGAGCGGCAAGAACCCGACATTCACCACCCCCAAGGGCATCGCCATCTTCCCCAAGTTGAACGAGCCCGACAAGAAGTTCAACCCGGAAGGCGTGTACAGCGTGTCGCTGCGCCTCAGCGATGAGGATGCCAAGCCCGTCATCGGACTGCTGAGCAGGATGCACAAGCAGTTCTACGACGAGGAGTGCAAGAAGTTGGGCAAGAAGGCCCTGAAGCAGGGCACCATGCCGTGGAAGACCGCCACGAATTGGGACAAGGACACCGAGACCCGCGTCGAGGTTCCCGGCTTCGTTGACTTCAACTTCAAGTTGAAGGCCAAGGTCACGACCAAGAGCGGCAAGTCGTGGGAGCAGCGACCCGCCCTGTTCGACTCGCACCTGAACCCACTCCCCGCTGACGGGGATCCGGTCGGTGGGGGCAGCGTGATCCGAGTGAACGCTGAGGTCTACCCTTGGTACACGCCCTCGCTCGGCTTCGGCATCAGTCTGCGACCCCGCGGTGTTCAGGTCATCGAGTTGAAGACCTACGGACCCAAGGATGCCACCTCGTTCGGCTTCGCCGAGGAGGACGGGTATGCCTTCGTGGAGACCAACGCCGCGAACAACGCGGCCAAGGCCTTCGGCGGCGACTCTGACGAGGAGTCGGCAGACTTCTGATCCCTGTGGCGAAGCAGGGCTCAAAATCCCCGGACCGGCCTGTATTGATCTCGATCAATGCCGAGCCATGTCCGTGTCCCCGCCCGCGGGTGGGCAGGTGGGGAGCGTACTACCCGGCGAAGTACAGCAAGTGGAAGGCATCCTTCTCTGCTGAACTTCGCCGGGTAGTCGGGGAAGAGAGCATCGCCAAGTTCGCCGGGCCGATCGATGTAGCGCTCGTGGTGTCGGCCACCCGCCCTCGCACGAGCAAACTCGCGTACCCCAAGCCGGATGTGGACAACTTCGCCAAGTCGGTCCTTGACGCATCCAACGGCATCCTATGGAACGATGACTCGCAGATCGTCAATCTGCGAATCATGAAGATCTGGGCACCCACCAAATGTCCGCCGTCGATCGTTATCTACGCCACCCCGACAGAGACACCGTCTCTACTTTCGTCCGGCACGAAGCGTGCCCGGGCTGCAAGTCGAAAGACAACCTAGGCCGCTGGTCTGACGGCCACGGTTACTGCTTCGGATGCGGGCACTATGAGCCTTCGTCCGATTCTGCCATTGAACCCACCCCAAGGTCACCTCGCATGACTTCGCTGATCGATATCAACTACTCGTCGCTTCCGAAGCGATCCATCACGGAAGACACCTGCCAACTGTTCAAGTACGGAATCTCCACCTACAACGGCAAGCCCGTTCAGGTGGCGACCTACTGCGACGAGAGCGGCAGCCCCGTGGCTCAGAAACTCCGCTTCCCCAACAAGGACTTCATGATCCTCGGGGAGGCCAAGCGGATGACCCTGTTCGGTCGCAACCTGTGGCGGACCGGGGGGAAGATGGTCGTGGTCACCGAGGGCGAGATCGACTGCCTATCGATCAGCCAACTTCAGGGCAACAAGTGGCCCGTAGTCTCGGTGCCCAACGGCGCGCACAACGCGGCCAAGGCGTTCCGCGAGAACCTTGAGTGGCTTGAGTCCTACGAGACCGTGGTCATCATGTTCGATCAGGACGAGCCGGGCAGGGCGGCGGCGCAGGAGTGCGCCCTTCTGCTGAGCCCTGGCAAGGCCAAGATCGCCACGCTGCCCCTCAAGGACCCCAACGAGATGCTGGTGGCCGGTCGCGGCAAGGAGGCGATCGATGCCATCTGGAACGCCAAGATGTTCCGACCGGACGGGATCATTCCCGGGACGGAGATGTGGGACACGATCATCAACAGTCCCTCGATCTCCAGCGTGGCCTACCCGTGGGGCGGGCTGAACGCCATGACCCTCGGGCTGCGGCAGCGCGAACTGGTCACGCTCTGCTCGGGCTCGGGCATCGGCAAGTCCAGCGTCTGCCGCGAACTGGCCCATTGGCTGATCGGTCAGGGACAGACGATCGGCTACATCGCCCTTGAGGAATCGACGCGGCGAACCGCGCTCGGGCTCATGGGCATCGCAATGAACCGGCCCCTGCACATCGAGATGGCCACGGCCGGTGGAAAGGGTCCCGATGAGTCAGAACTCAAGGCAGCATATGAAACGACTGTGGGCTCAGGTCGCGTTTACCTGTACGATCATTTTGGTTCTCTTGATTCACAGAATCTGCTCAGCCGCATCCGCTACATGGTGCGCGGTCTCGGCTGTGGCTGGATCTTCTTGGACCACCTTTCGATCGTGGTTAGCGGATTGGGTGAGGGGGACGAGCGTAGGCTGATCGACAACACGATGACCGCCATGCGGTCGCTCGTGGAGGAACTGGGGTGCGGCATGGTGCTGGTCTCGCACCTGAAGCGTCCTGACGGCAAGGGCCACGAAGAGGGCGCGCAGACCAGCCTCGCGCAACTCCGCGGCTCGGCCGCCATCGGCCAACTGTCCGACCTCGTGATCGGTCTGGAGCGGAACCAGCAGGATCCGAAGAACAAGGACCTGACCTGCGTCCGCATCCTGAAGAACAGATTCACCGGGGAGACCGGGCTGGCCACGGCCTTGCAATACGACCGCACAACTGGTAGACTGACCGAGTCGGCCCTGCCCGATCCCGCGTCAATGTTTGACACGGACAGCGACTTCTGATAAGGTACCACCCATGCAGACCTTCCTACCTTCGCCGTCATTTGAGATGTCCGCACTCGCCCTCGACAAGGCTCGCCTCGGCAAGCAGCGAGTCGAGGCCTACCAGATCCTTCGTGCCCTTGAGGGCAAGTCCAAGGGCTGGACCAACCATCCCGCCACCAAGATGTGGCGTGGCTACGAGCGTGCCCTGCGCCAGTATCTTCGCATCATGATCTTTGAGTGGATGGCCCGGGGCTACAAGAACACGATGGAGATTCCGGATTACGATCCCGATGCTCCGATGCCGCCGTGGCTCGGCGATCGCAAGTTCCACGCTAGTCACCGTGCCAACCTTCGACGCAAGGACCCGGTGTACTACGCGTATTCCGACGATCCTTCAATGCCGTACTACTGGCCCTCGGAACAGGAGAAGTACAATGAAGTCGCGGCTTGAGATGGAGGACGCATACGGTCATGTCTGCGATTGCACGCGGAATGACCCCATCGACAAACTGTGCCACTCCTGCCGGATCAGGCGGGAAGATCAGATAGCAGAGCAGGAAGAACAGGAGCGACAGATGAACTTGGAAGAAAAGATCGAACGGCTTGAGAGAGAAGTCCTTGCCCGTGATGCCGAGATCGCCGATCTCAAGAGCAAGGCAGTCAGCGCGCAAATTGAGGCAGCCACTCTCCGTGCATATGCGGACAGGCAGGACTGCCACCTTCGTGATGCCAAGGCCAACATCGTCCTCCTGATGTCTAAGATTCAGGAGTTTGAGGCTCGGGAATACTGATCGCATCGGAGACACCCACCCATGTCTACGGTCTACTTCGACATCGAATGCAACGGCTTCATCGAGAAGGTCACGCGCTGCGTCTGCATCGGATACCGGATCGATAACGGCGAGACCAAGATCGCCTTCACGCCTGAGCAGATCTCAACGGCACTCGATGCGATCGCGAACGCCGGTGTTGTGATCGGCCACAACATCGTCGCGTTCGATCTCCCCGTCCTCCGGAAGTTGTATCCGAATTGGAAGGGTCCTCGTACCGTGATCGATACATTGGTCATGGCTCGGCTGGTCCATCCCGACATCCGGGACGACGACTTTCAGACCGAGGGCTTCCCTTCGGAACTGACGGGAAGCCATAGCCTCAAGGCGTGGGGTGTTCGCCTCGGTACCCCCAAGGGTGTCGAACTGGAGGATGTCGTTGACTTCGCCTCGCTGGAGTACACCGACGAACTCGGGGACTACTGCAAGCAGGATGTCAACATCACGGCCAGTCTGTACGAGAGGCTGAGGGCCAAGGGCTTTGCGGATACGGCGATCGATCTTGAACACAAGTTCGCCGAGGCGATCACTAGTCAGATGCGCAACGGCTTCGCGTTCGACACGGCCGCCGCCGGTTCGCTCTACGCTAGTCTCGCTGCCGAGCGAGATTCGCTGGTCCGTGAACTTCAGGACACGGTCCCGCCCACCGAGCAGAAACTGAAGACCAAGACGAAGTTGATCCCGTTCAATCCCGCCAGCCGCAAGCAGATCGCTTCCGTATTGAAGACCATGTACGGATGGGTCCCCGAGGAGTTCACCCCGAGCGGTGAGGCCAAGGTGGACGAAGCGGTGTTGGGATCGCTCGACTACCCGATCGCCAAGAAACTGTCCCACTACCTGTTGGTGCAGAAGCGAATCGGGATGCTGGCCGAGGGCGACGAGGCTTGGCTCAAGGTCGAGAAGAAGGGACGCATCTACGGGTTCGTCAACCACAACGGGGCGGTCACCGGACGCTGCACGCACCGCGGTCCGAACATGGCCCAAGTCCCGTCCTGCGGTTCCCCCTACGGCAAGGAGTGCCGCTCTCTGTTCGTGGCCTCCCCGGACATGGTGCTTGTCGGGGTCGATGCCGCCGGGCTGGAACTGCGCTGCCTCGCACACTACATGGCCCGGTGGGATGACGGGGCCTTCGCCAAGGAACTGCTTGAGGGCGACATCCACACGGCCAACCAAAAGGCCGCTGGACTGGAGACACGCAATCAGGCCAAGTCGTTCATCTATGCCTTCCTGTACGGTGCTGGTCCGGCTAAGTTGGGCAAGGTTGTCGGCGGCGGGTACGCCGAAGGTAAGGAACTTCAGCAGAGATTTCTTACGAAGGTTCCCGCCCTCAAGGCCCTGAAGGGGGCCATCGAGCAGTCCGCCAAGAGAGGGTATCTGATCGGGATCGATGGCCGCAGGCTTCGTATCCGGTCTGAACACGCTGCCCTCAACACGCTCCTACAAAGTGCCGGAGCAATCGCCATGAAGAAGGCCACCGTGCTGATGCACGATGTGGCTCTCGCATACCGAGCGCGTCAGGTCGCTCACATCCACGACGAGATCCAATGGGAAGTTCCGCAACTGGTGTCAGAAACTTGGGCCGACTACTGCAAGAAGTGCATCACCGATGCCGGAGAGTCGCTAGGCTTCCGATGCAGACTGGACGGGGACGCAAAGATCGGTCGCAACTGGGCGGAAACCCATTGAACAAAACGGTCCTCGCCTACACGGCCGGGCTGTTCGACGGCGAGGGCTGCATCCGGTACCGTGGCACGGAGGTCGTCCACATCACGAGTTGCTACCCGCACCATCTGCGGAAGATCAGCGAATACTTCAATGTGGGACGGGTGCGCTGCATCCGTGACTCACGCCCAAACACGAGGACGGCATGGAGGCTGGAGATGTCGGGCAAGGATGCCCGCTCGTTTATTGAGCAGATCCGTCCTTATCTGCTGGAAAAGGCTTACCAAGCCGATATTATGCTTACGATCCGAAAGTTGCCCCATAATTCGCTTACGAGGGCGAGGGCAATCGAGGAACTGTCCACCGCAAAGAGGATCGAATATGGACCATCGTGACCATCCCGAAGACATGACCACGGACGAGATGATGAAGATCCTGTCCAAGCGTTTCGATTCGCTCGTGTTCATCGGCTGCCAGACCAAGAACCGTAGTTCCCAAGACCTGACCTTCTGCACGGTCGGTCCGTTCCATGCCTGCATCGGTCTCGCGGAGACCGCGAAGATGCTCATCCACTCGGGAGGCGTAGAAGACTAATGGCACGCAAGAAGAGAGAGCCCAAGAAAGTCGCGCTAATCGATGCCGACATCCTCCTGTATCAGGCGGCCTGCGCCGTCGAGAAGGAGATCGATTGGGGCAACGATATGTGGACCCTGCACTCGGACGCCCGCGAGGGCAAGATGATGATGGACATCTCCATCGCCGAGATCAAGGAAGCCACGCAGACCAAGGAGTTCATCCTCTGCTTCAGCAGCCCCAATAACTGGCGGTTCCGGGTGCTGGCCGACTACAAGGCCAACCGCATCTCGACCCGGAAGCCGATCTGCTATCACGCGCTGAAGAAATACGCGGAGGATACCTACGACACCCGCTCCTACGGGACGCTTGAGGCGGACGATGTGATCGGACTGATCGCTACCGCTCCCGGAGACGAGACCGATTACATCATGGTCTCGCAGGACAAGGACTTCAAGTCCATCCCCGGCAAGCACTACAACCCGCGCACTCAGGAGTTCTTCACGATCGATCGTCAGTCCGCCGATCGGTTCCACCTGTACCAGACCCTCGTGGGCGACCAGACCGACAACTACAAGGGATGCCCGGGTGTCGGCCCCGTCAAGGCAGAGAATGTCCTGACGACTTGCGCGAACTGGACCGGCGTGGTAGGATGCTTTGAGAAGGCCGGGCTGACCGAGGAAGACGCGCTCGTTCAGGCCCGCGTGGCCCGCATCCTGCGTCATGGAGAATACAACAAGATGACCTGCGAGGTAAAACTATGGACACCCTGACATTCGCCGTGAAGTTCGATGAAGTCAAGGACTCCGGCAAGCGGCAGGAGTTCAACACCGGTTCCCTGAGGGATACCCGTGACGGCAAGGGCCGCTTCGACCTGATGAGTCCGTTCGTCCTTGAGCGTGATGCCAAGCACCTTGAGAACGGTGCCCGCAAGTACGGCGATCGCAACTGGGAGCGCGGCCAGCCGCTGTCCCGGTACTACGATTCCGCCGTCCGCCACCTGAACAAGTACATGATGGGCTACCGGGACGAGGATCACCTCGCTGCCGCACGCTGGAACATCGCTGCCCTGATGCACACGGAACTGATGATCGCTCGTGGGGTTCTCCCGAAGAGTCTGAACGATCTTCCGGTCTTTGAGGAAACGAACCTGTGGGGAGGGAACGAGGCATGAAAGCCAGCATTCCGTCGCACGCCAGCGAGATCCCGAAGATCGACCGGGATAAGCGCAAACTGGACTACAGCCTACGGACTTGGCAACAGGTCGCCGATCTGTACAACGCCAAGACAGGTGAGAACATGAGTGCGGATGTGGCCGAAAACACCCACTACAGGGCCCTTCGGAAGTTGCGTATCGCCCTAGAAAAGGCTGAAAATGCGGGACTTCGTGAACTC